TGTCAGTGATCGCAAATTCGTCGTAACCGCCAACAACATGAAATACCTGACAATCCGCATCGATCAATTCGAAGATTGCGCCTGTCGCGTCTGCGTTAACTTGAAGGTCAAATGGATCTGATATTGCTGACCAAACTATGGCCTGTTTTAACTGTGGGAAATTGCTGAATATAACGCGCTGACCATCTTTTGAAACAGATTGCGGCCATCCACGAGCGGGCGACATAAACTGTTCATCCCACTGTGTAGTTGCTGCGGATGCTACGATCGCCAGACCCGCTCCCTCAATTTTTGCGTCGCTACTCGGCCCTACAAGACGATCCTCGGAATCGATATTGCGAAACCTGTTCAGAATAACGATGGTGACCGTATTTGCACCCAGATCACGAGCAACAACTTCTCCTTCAATCCCGGAAACCGTCGTCTGAACAATCTGGCCAATTTCAAATGTGACTGCAGATTCAGATAAAGGCAATCGAAGCGTCGGGTTCAAGGCCTGAAGACATGTGGCGTTTGCTGTCGTCGAAGAAGTGACAGAGGTAATGCGCACTTGCTTGCCAGCGTAACGAAACACCGATCCGACATGAGATGATGTTATAACAGATGCTGAGAAAGTAACGGTTATGTTTCCGGTCGTTCCACTTGGCAGCATCGTCACACCATAATCGGAAAACCTATAGAATGGCGTATGTACCAAGCTATCTATTCCAACTCGGAAATCAAAATTCCGAATTGACCATGCCGACGTGTTTTTATTGATCTCAATTATCTGGGGGCGCATGCCGGGACCAGTGACAAGAATGATATTATCATTCGATGTCCACACCAGATCTTCAAGAATAGCGGAAGTCCACGGCGCCGTTAGCGTTGCAACTACTGCACCGGATTCGCTGCGGACAGTGGCGCGCTGATGTGCAAAAGTGACGGAATGACGGACACTAGGCAGTAACCGAAAATCATCACGAACGCCTTCATCCTGATACAGATAGCGGCGGCCATAACGGTTCTCGATTGCACCTGTCCTAAGAGACTGCATATTGAGCGACTTGCGTTCGCCATACTTAAATACGTCCGTATCGTCCCGGCGCTCTCCATCTGGGTCTATTTCCCCAGCCGACCAATCGCGTTGACGAATAATCTGTTTTGAGATGCTCATACGCGCCTCGTGCGCCGGGCTGCGGCCACCTTTGAACGATACATGTTACGGGCTGGGTTTTGCTGATCGAGGTGAGGGCGCGCCATCATGAGCCAATTGTCAGCACGATCTTCGCGATTGTCAGCCTCTTTGAAATCCTCGTTAAGACCGCGAAGAATACCGGCTTCGACACGCAAGGTCAGGATTTGTTCAGCCATTGGGTGCCAGATTGCACCGGGAGCTTCACGAACAACTTTGGCATAGATGTCGTCCGAATACCGGCAGCTTAAAATGAAGCCCATGATTTCGTAATCGACGAGCAAAGCATTCTGATAGTAGATTTCTTTGACGTGCAAAACCTGTGGCGGTGCGGGGATACGGAAGGCATTCTCTGGGAAATTTCGGGATTTATTTTCCTCATCCGGGGCGCGCACAAGCTTTTCAACTGTGGTTGCAAACGGCCATGTGTGCATTGACGACAGCAATTTGATGGAGGCATCAAATGCGGTATCAGCGACAACATACTCATCCGACCCCTCGTAAAGTGTATTCACGCGGTTATTGCCGGTATTAATGAGCGCATTCTGGAGCACGGTTAACTTATCCATGCACCGAATTTGGCGGAGGAAACGAAGACCAGCAAAGCACAGGGCCAGACGCAAAAAGACCGGAGGCGATTAACCCCCGGTCCCTCTGTGCAACGCGTGCCGCGATGGTAAAAAGCCGCGTTGCGTCAGCTCTTGGTCTGTTCTGTTTTGGCCTTTAATTCAGCATCCGCTTTAGCGCGAGCCTCAGCTTCTTCCTTAGCTTCAGCCTCAGCTTTTGCCTTGGCTTCGGCTTCTAATTTGGCTTTAGCGTCGGCTTCCGCTTTCGCCTTGGCAGCAGCGTCGTCGTCAGTTTTTTGCTTTGATGCCTTGGCCCAAGGCTGATCGCTCCATTCGTCGCCGTGATCGCGAAGTGCGCGATTGGCATCGATAGCAGCCAACGTGTAAGCTTTGCCGTCGCCTTTGAAATAGATGGTTCTGATTTCTGGCATTCTCGTATCTCCTCAGAGAAAGGGCGCTCGAAGCGCCCCTCTGTTAATACTTAGTGGAAGCCCACGCCTTGAAGTTGACGGATGGCGTCGTGCCGGTCACGTCTGTGAAGACACGGACGTAATCGTAAACGACATCGTTCACTTCTGTAGTGAATGGGACTTCATAGCGACCAATCGTCGATGTGATTGCGCCGCCTGCACGAACCGCCGTATTGCCAAGGTCAAGAACTGCAAGGTTCTGTTTGGCACCAGAGAAGTCAGCAGTGTTGCTGCCCTGAATGACGATATTGTATGCATTGTCAGCGCCGACTGTGATTGCGGATACGTCGATCAGCATCACAGCTTCGAAACGACCGGCTCCAGTCTTGATGATCTTTGCCGATCCGCCAACAGTTGCAGCACCGTCTGCGGTTACTGCGCCTGCATCCTTGAAAATTAGTTCAAGGTCCTGATTATAAATCCGCTGGCCCATAGCCATCTCCTGTCAGTGTTGGCCGGATTGCTGCCCGGCCATGTTCACAAAAGTCGGTCCGCCTTACTTGACGATGGCCGCGTTAGTAATCGAGTCCAGTGCCGTCAGGCAGAAGTCGCTGTCATCGACAATGCCGACATCCCACGAAACGTTCGTGCCGTAGAACACGTTGTCTGGGTTCAGCAGTCCGAGATCTTCCGCCGCGATATCCATCAACTGAATGCCGTGAAGACCTTCTTCGGTGAAGGAAACGATGAAGATCGAGGAAGTCTGAGCAGCGCCGCCACCAGCACCAACTTCGTTGAATGGCAGAATTTCACTGTGACGATCCTTTGGATAACCAGTCAGGATCGGCAGATCGTTGTAGCTGGTTACTGGATGGCCCATGCTGTCGCGAGACTGAGCGATGAAGCCGCCAAGCGTGGTGTCACGCATCGCACCGATAAACCGGCGCTTCAGAGCGCGGTTCATGATGATGTGCGTGGCATTTGCGGTGTTGTCGATTGCTTCATCAAGAGCAGCAAGCGAAAGAGCGGCACCACCCGAAGTCGTGGAATTACGAATACGGCGACCATTGGCAACGGTTGCGCGTGCCTTGATCCCGTTGAATTCCTTCGGGTTCGACTTGTTGTCACCATTGATGAAGGTGTCAGTGAACAATGTCGACTGGCGCTTCATCTGCATGGATTCTTCACGCGCACGGCGTTCAGGACCATGGCGGCGGATGATCGCCTTATCGACCTTCAGAATGGTGTCGATAGGAAAGCTGGTTTCCTGAAATGGTGCGATCTTGCCCTGAGATTCGCTTGCGCCTTCGTTAATCGCACGGAACTGCGCTGTACCGATGTCGGTTTCGCGATAGCCCTCATACGAACCTCCGGAAAAACCGGAAAACGGTAGCGCTTGGAGAATGTCAGAGTGTTCGGCAAAGGTCTCGATGAGCGGACGCTCGATGCTGCTCTTTTCGAGACCCTTTGCATATTCCGGAAGGGTAATGGCTGTCATTGGTGTATTTCCTCAGCAATCGGTCAGCGCGTACGGGGCATTATTCCGCGTGCGTAATTGATCCGTTCGGTTGTCGAAAGTTTCTGATATTCTTCTTCAGAAAGTTCTGCGGGCTTGGCATCGCGGCCAGCGCCGGGATTGCCCGGCACGTCTCCTCGAACAAGGCGTTGAATTGCCTCGAAAGCTTCAACCTGTTTGGCCGTGAACATCATGCCGCGAAGTGATCCGGCGAGTTCGGAGCCAATCTTGGCATCCAAAAAGGTTGTGACTGCGGTAACGCGGTCTTTTGCACGGGAACCAAGTTTGTCACGCTCACCGGCGGCGGCTTCCGCCATTTCCTTGCCCTGAGCGATGTCCATCTCGATACCCATTGCGAGTACCTGTTCAAAATCAGCTTGTGACCACTGTTTTGAATGGGCGACTTCACGCAGCAAAGAAATTCGGGGGTCGTTGGTGTCGAGAGCAAATTCGCCTTCTTTCACGCCTTCAGGAAGTTCGAATGTTGCCGGGAGCTTGGCTTCGTACTTGTCAGCGCTGTCCGGCACTTGTGCGAGTGCGGCATCGCGATCAGCTTTGAATGCAACAAGATCGTTGTAATCCTGAGCTTTGAACCCTGTCGCTTCATCCCAAAGAGATTCAGGCAGATAGTCGGGACGAACCGGCCTTTCAGGCTCACCACTTGGAGCAGCAGGCACAGCGGGTTCCGCGGCCGGAGCTTCACCAGATGGTGCTGCGGCAGGAGCTGGAGCGGCAGGTGCCGCTGGCGCATCACCTTCAGGTGCAAAAAATGGCTTAGGACCGGGCATAGTCGCGCCCCATGCAGCACTACCGGCCAGCCGGGCCGTGCCGCCTGCTCGTGCGCTTGACTGGAACTGTTTTGTTGCCGCTTCTTCGTTCATTGTCAGTTTCAGGTCCATCGCTACCCAATCCCTTCATTCCTGCTGTGATTAAATCTGACGCGAATGTGCGGCGACCGTTATGAGCGTGCAAAGCACAGGTCTCAGGCGGGCCGACTTCTTCGAGCGTCGATTGCAGAAATTCGAGGAATGCGCGGGATTCTCGCTGTTTGAAAATCCATTGAACGGATTGCAAAACATCTTCTTCGGTGAGACTACGCCGCGCCATTGTCGCCACCTTCACCACCGGCACCGGAGGCCTGTGTCAAAATCTGTTGCACCAACTGCGCCGCTTCAGCAGGATCGCGCATGGCGATGACATCATCTTTGCTTAGGCGCTTCATGTTCTGGATGGTTGTCATCTCGTCGATGGCAGCTTGTGAAGTCATCGGGAAATATCCCTTGATGGCATTGAGCAAATTGCCAGCGGTTTGAAGCTTTTGCGCGTCTTGTGCCTGTGTCGCCGGGTTGTTCGGCGTGATCGTGATCTTGTTGCCGTTGATTTCAAGCGGGGCAAGTTTGCCATCGGCAGTCAGCAGATATTCGAAGCGGCGAAAAATCTCATACGGACCCTCGCGCCAGAACTTTAGACCCGGAGTCCCTATACGGCGTTGCGAGCGCACCATTTCATCCATCCACTGTGTTGCAGATGGTGGCGTATCTCCGCGCTGTTCGGGATAATCCGCAAAGAACTTGCGGCGGACTTTCTTTTCCAGATCGGCCACGGTGTAGAAACCGAGATCAGCATCACCACCAAAATACAGCCGCTCAATCTCACCGCGCGCACCGGGACGCTTTGGATAGCCTTTGCCGGATTCTAAGCCGCCCTCAAAATTCATGATCCCATCGTCGGGATAAGCGAATGGCGGCATCAAAGCCAAATCGACGTGATCTTGTGTCGCCGCCGTGATGACATCGAGGACACGGAACTCCTGCAATGATTTGATTGCGGGACCATTGCCCCATGCATGCAGTTTGTCAGGAGAAATACGACCGATGATCAATGGCACAGAACCAAGACCGTGTAAGGTGGTGCTGTGAACGATCTTCTTATCGACGAGGACCACATGGATAAAATCATCGTCGTGTTGCTTTGACCAATCGCGCCAAAAGCCCCAGACAACCTCGATCTTTGTTTTTGATGCCTGTGTAATCTTGCGTTCGACATCAGGTGGCAATTTTGTGGTTGGAAGAACAGCCCGGATTTTCCCGGCTTCAACATGGCGCACACGAAAGCGATCATCGATCTCACCTTTCGGGCCAACGTTAAATTCCAGTTCTCGTGTCGGAACGTGCTCGACCTCATAAGGTCGACCGGCACCGGGAGCATCGACCCACCAAGCAACGGTTCCAAGAGAAGCATCTGGATCAAGCGAGGTTGCTAATTCTGCATTGAAATTAGAGGCATTGATTGCCGCGAAAATCTTGGCGTCATACAGTGGAAGTTCATCTTTGAGATCGGCCATCTCTGCCGATCCTTCCTCAAGCCCTTCAAGAACTGCAGTATCGGCACTACTCTGCGCCCACGGAACATTCTGCGGGAAAAATGCTGAAATCACTTCTGTCGCAAAATCTTCGCTGACTTCTGGACCGATACCAGTCGCCAGATCGTCAACATCCTCGACTTTACGAGCCGGGGCAGAACGTGACGAAACCTGACGAGATAGGCGGGGCCGAGTGAAGAAATAGGATTCCTGCAAATCCTTCTCGACCAAATCTTTCTGACCGCGAGCGCTTTGAAGTCGTGATAAACCATCACGCTCAAGGTCTTTGAGCGCCTTCTGGTTTTCATCCTTTGTGGGCTTTTTCGCCATGTCGATCAACGCATGATCGGGGCGGACGCACTACGATTGCCATAACGGCGCATCGAGTCATTGGTCCGGCGAGTTACGTCCTGTTGAATGGCTTCAACCTGCTCAAGTCGCGATTGTTCTTCCTGAGCTTTCAGTGCCGGGTCTTCTTTGGGTTTCATCGAAATCATCCACTACGATTGTTCCACCGTTAGCGAGACAATGGCGAAGAAGGGTATCAGGGCGCAAAGCACAGGTGCGCAATCCGAGCAGATGAGCGACCGCAGTCACACACCACAATCCAAGTTTCAGCTTAACACCGACATCATCAGGATCAGGCGCAGGCATCCGCACGATTTTGCCAAGTTTCGAATAATGGGCGAGAAAAAGATTAGATTTTTCATCTGGTACCGTCAAAACGCGGGTTCTCGCGGTAAGAAAATCATAAAATACCCAATCGCCCGACCATGGAACGCGGCCAAACGCCGAAACATGGCGATATCGCCCCCATGCGAGGAACCGGACCCAAGGCCGTACCGATTCCCGGTGAAAAACCACGAACCATTCAGCCGGTTCACACTCAGCAAGATTAAATCCGTCATCAGAAACCACCGCGCCGCCTCGTTTTCTTTCGCATATCAGTTGAAACCGGCTGGCCAGAACCGCGATGTTCTCGACCAACAGCCGCCCGACCTTCACCTGCACCGAGCATCATGTATTGCAGCGCATCCGCGATGTCGGAATAACGATCCTTTTCCGGGGTGTCCTTATGGTTAGCCGTGCCTTTGAGACGGGCGAAGTGATAACCACCGGCACAGGCAACTTTCAGCGTCCGGCAATTCGTGCCGCAAACCACAAAACGCGGCGAACCATTGACCATCGTAATCATCGCATGTTCGACGGCGTTGATACGGGTCTGGATGTGGTTGTTCTTTACCGGCGCCGGTTCGACCGGCATGCCCTCACTGCGGAAAATGTCATATGCCGTGTGCTCGTCGGCCTGCGTTCCGTCTGCTCCTTTCGGATCGCCATATATCTCGACCTGAAAACCGTCCGTCGATGTTGATCGGTTTGACCCTCGAACCGGCGACCACTCACCGAGCCGTTGCGTCAGAAGCCGGGAAACCTGTGGTGCAAACAAAGACGCGCCAGCATCGCGCGCAGTCAGCTCTGCAAATATCCGCCAGCGGCCATTGACCAACTGCCCCGCAACCATCGCTGGATTGCGCCCAAAATCGAGACCGACATAAACCGGCCAGCCCGGAATAGGATCGAGCGGCGTTTTCGATACATGCGTTTCTTCGCTGAACTGTTGCCAGACCGGTTTGCCATCGACAAACACAGTGATCTTGTTCAGCACACGGCTGTCGATCCACTGTTTCGACTTGCCCTTGATCTTTTCCTCGTAATATCCCGGCTTCAGCCAGCGGATATTTTCAGCGAGCGGGTTCATCTTGTAACCGGTCAGCGTACCGGACCCGTCACGTTCTTCCAGCATTGCCGGAGGCTGAACGAAATAGCCCCAATTATCAGGCTTGCGATATGAAAGCCGTTCTTCTTCGGTCCAGTTATCGGGAAGCGGGACTTCGCCCATCATGAGCGGTATCCAGTGATCCTCACGCGGCGCGTTCATGTCAGCAATCACGCCGTCCCATGTAGCGCCGCCATCCTTCACCGCCGGATAGCGACCAGTTCGCGATTCCGCTTCGTCAACGATATCCTTGTCGATAAACTCAAGCTCGTTGAACCAGAAGCCGGTCACTTCAAACGAGCGCATCTTGCGGACATCATCAGGGCTATCGAGCGCGATGAAGTAGATTTCCATGTCCATGTCACCGACACGGACCAAATGCCGAAACGGACGATCCCAATAAAAGCGGCCATACTGTTCTTCGGGCAGCCAATCGAGCCACGTTTTCACAGTTGTGTTTTTCAGATCAGGGAAGGTGTTGCGCACAACGCACCATCTGGTGTGGCGCAATCCTGTATCTGGATTAACCCGCTGCTCCATCGAAATGGCCAGCATCTTCATGATAGACGCCGACGATGTGCCGGAACCAATCGAGCCGCGAACAACAGAAACGTGGGACCGGTCAGCGATATATTCCGCCAGAACCCGACCGCCTGGACGATAAATCTTGCGACCCTGTTCGTCGCGGTCAATTGTCGGGAGAGGGGCTTTTTCGATGATCTCGCTCATGTCCGCTCGACCTCGCAATTCACAAACATCGATTTTGCTGTCTCAAGGACGCCGATGACTTCGTACTGGTTGAGATGATCGCCCCACAAAAACACATCGACCGCAGTTTCTCGCGGGATCATGACGACAACTTGATTTGCCGTTTCCTCGCCCCGCTCAAGTTTGTCGGCCATGTCTCTCATCATTGCAGCGATATCGCGCAAGGTATGATCGCGGCCCAGACTGATGATGTTCGTCAGCTCAACCATGCATCACCTACTTGCACCGGCTGTCGCTGAGATAATCAGCAAATCCGCAATGACGCTGATAAGGGGCTGCACACGAAGCCAGACCGATGAAAACCAGAAGCGCGAGGAATTTGGTCATGATCGAACGGCCTGCATTGAGCCATTGGCGACAAGTGCATTGAACCGCGCAGCTTTACGAGCGCGCTTGATCTCAGCTGCCGCTACACGATCCGCAACTTTCAGCTTTTCAGCCTTGGTCATTTTTTTTGGTGCAGGCGGAATGTATGGCGAACTCAAATCAACCTCACCCCTGCGAACTGGCTTCGGTGCTGATTTGCATAATCCAGTGTTAGCCAGAACTGCAAATGTTACAGCAGATGCAAGACCAATCAGCTTACGCATCTTGAAAACTCCAGACTGGTTGAAAAAAAATTGAAGGCGAGTTTCAGGAAGGGAAAACATCGTGTGTGAGGGTGGACTGGAGATTCAGCCCGCGATTTTTGGGGGCCACCCCGAAAAGGCCGCGAAACGAGAACAAAGGGGGGTGGGGGTGCGCGTTCTTCACTCATCAGGCAGAACGTCCCTCTGCAAACTCAAGGGCTTAGCATGTTCATCGCCCAGATGCTCAATCTGGTGAGAGCTTTCGGCCTGTGGTTTGCGACCAAACTCAGACAGGTCAATCACGTATCCAGCTGTCTCGACCTTGGTCGTGTTGTTGATCTGTACGTTCACAGCAGCACCAACGGTGTGCGTGCCACGGTTCTGGCCATCGAGGTATTCAGCGGCCTTAAACTTCGTGCTGTCGTTCTTGCTGTCGAGCAATTCACCCATCGTGTGTAGCGCACGGGGCCGGAGGCTATTCCGTAACACGTCCTGACACTCATTTAAGTATGCAAGAGCATGGGGCTTGAGGAGAGCCACGCGGAGCGCTTCGTCCGACATTCCGGCGGTTTCAGCTGCATCCACACGCTTTTTGCCATCGAAGACCATAGCCTCAATAGCGATGCGCTGTTTAGGCGTAACCTTGGGCTCTTTTTTTTCTTTTCGGAGCTGTGCAGCGGCCTTTTGTGCTTTGGCGCTGTAATGTGCTGCTTTACGAGCGGGATAAACCATGGATGTCGCGGCTCAATCGGTTAATCGAATTACTCTGTGATTGCAGGAAGGGTGTGTCCGCGCGAAGCGATATCTGGAGGCGGAAAAGCACGCAAAGCACAGGTGAAAAGCGCAATGAAATCAATGCCCGGTCTGTGGATGGATTTTTGTGTCTATTTGGTCACACCTCAAAACGCTGCGAATTTCGCATGTTTGGGGTCGATTGTGCTGCGATGATTCACTTGTGCGTTGAGCACCACCTGAAACGTGTTATTCTCGCATTCTGTTATGCGGATGTGCTGCGAAATTCACATGATCGGCACTGATTTGGTCACCACCTGATACGAGGCTGGAATGAGTACGTCTTACCCTGCACGGGATGCACCGGAGAATGAGCGTTGCCAGTGGTGGCGCGAGAACATCATGAAGCTGTCCCGGCCTGATCTGGCGGAACGTGTGGGTATGTCTGTATCGACGATCACGGATATAGAGCGTGGATATTACCGGGGCAATAAGGCGGTGATTGATCCTGCAGTCATGCAGCGCTATCGTCTGGCATGTGCGGCTGTGGCGCTTGGTGTGCAATTCGACTGGCTATCGCTAAGCGTTGTTCCCACAGTACCGGTTGAGATCAAGATGATTGGACATGTGACGCCATAGTGTGGATGGGGGCTTAATGCAGCGGTTTATTCGAGAAGTGGCGTTGTGGCGCGATGAGCGCCATCAGCTAATCCAGCTTCACTACAAAAAACAGGAATTATATGCTGTTCATGGGGAGAGGATTAACAAAGCGAAGTTGGCTCAAGCGTCAAGGGATGAGGTTCAATATCTCGAATATGAAGAATGGGATGCTGTCCGGTATGTCGATGAGCGCATATCTTCTATAGTAACTGACAGATTAATTCGTCAGTCGGTAAAGCATGGTGTCCCCATTCCTGACCGAGACACTAAAGAATATTGGCAATACGCAGAAAATGAAGATCGCAGGGTTCTAACAACTAAGGGGGCAGCATTTCTTCGCCACCAAATCGCTAAAGAGCGCGAAATAATGAGATCCCCGATTATTCATTGGGGCGGTCTGGGTATTAGCGTGCTGAGTTTGATTATCGCGATTATTGCCCTGATCAAGTCAGGTTCACAGGCTCAATAGGCGAGCCGTGCTGAGCCGAGGCTGAAAAGACCGGATAAACCGGTTTATTGGGCAGTATGCGATTAATCGCAAATTCCAGATTTTTAGCTATTGTTCATCTCGAAACTCACCACACCAATGACCGCGCTTGGTCAGGTTTGACGTAGAGCGTGGCAAGGAGCAATGCTGCAAGCCCAGACCTTCTGCAGCGTCATGCCGCTGATTTGGCGGGAACCGAACACATTCACCAACAATCGGATTAATCCAGCGCCAATAATCACACCCGGCGCAACATGGCCCCTTCTCGGCATAGAAGGCATCAACGCTTTCCTGATTATTGGCAACGTATGGCACATCATGCCTCTTGCTTCTTACGAGGCCGACGCGGCAGATCGACAAGAACAATCCCCACACGAACGCCACCAAGCCACAGCGGGAATATCTCCGGCCCCATTCCGCGCCCCTGTGGGCGGCCATAGTTTTCAAGCTTACTGGTGTAGCCTTCCTGCATACCGGATCGCGCATCGAGTTCGATGCTGGAAATGCCCATGTCGTTGCGGCGCTTGACCATGGCATCGATGAAATCCTGATAATTGGTAATCACGCCCGATACTGGTTGAAGACCATGAATGCGCCCATCTAGATCAGGATCAACACCACCGCGTGCAGCATCCCACTTATCGAGCGCGTATTCACTAAAATACGAGCGGCCAGATATTTCGATTGGCTCAGGGAATGATTTGTCGAGCTTGCGCCAATTGTGAACTGTGCGACGAGTGACGCCATAGCGCTCGCAAATATCGCCTATGCTAAGGTATTTCTGGTTTTTGTTTCGCGTAGCCATGTGAAAATCCGGGAAATTACGTGAATTGATGTGAAGCTGTCAGGGCCGTCACCACGGGATTTTTTCATCATCTTTCGGTTTTGGTGTCGTCACAGGCTTACGGTTGAAGATCACGTTCTCGCCAGCGTTTGGCAGATCGTTGAGGCAACCGTCTCCGCCAAGAGCTTCGAGACGAGCACGTGCGGCGTCCAGTGATGTGTCACGCTTCTCTGTCGCGTTTTCCTGAATTAGTGGCACTTCAACTGCTAAATGGTCTTTTGGTAGATCGTGGATCGAACCCGGTGCACCAAACAATTCAGCGGTAGGCGTGAGATAGAAATGATTAGCCGGGAGGATGTTGCGGCGGGCATATTGGGAGAATGCATCGAAGCTTTCGAATTTCATCAAGAGCGCACGGCCTTCGGTTTTCATCCGGTCACGCTCTGCCTTGACCTTCTCCAAAACATTCGGGTTTTTGACCGCTTGAGGTCGGTTATCCTCGATCATGTTGCGGTTTTGAGCTAACTGGACCTGTTTTGTGACCGATGACATTTCCTCGCGAATAGCGTGAGCCAGTTCGGGCGCTAACGGGCAGTACTTCCGGCTTATACCGTCGATTTCGCCACGAATAATCCGGTTGATCGTATGCTTGAGAGCATGGGCAGTTACGCCCTGAATAGCGATTATGTAGCCTTCAATCTGACCCTGCATGACGCGAGCCAATGCCGCTTCGTCATCGGTTTTCATACCCGATCCGCGCGGAGGAAGGACTTGGAAGAGCCGACGAAGTTCTGTCGTCATTTCCATCGAAGTAGCTTCCCTCAATCGTTGGTCCTGAAAAGTCATTGTTGGTTTGCTCCATTCCCGAAATCACTAGGTCGAGCAGATCGACCGCCGCATTGCCTGAACCTGTCCGGCCCGGCGGTGCATGGCCACGAGGGCTGTTAGCATTCTGAAACCATTCCGATTTAAACCCCTGCCAACCGGATGAAATCATCAGGTCAACTGCAGCGTTGGGGTTTTCGACCTTGGCAAATTCGCATGCGAGAAGCTTAGCCGCATGAGGGGTCATCGGCTTCTTGAGCGTCTTGCGATGATCGATGAGAGCGTCTGCATGGCCTTCATCCAAGACCTTCATCAATTCGCTTTTGACGGATGCTTTTGCGGGCGCTTGCGCCTTAACATCTGAACTAAGTGAAGATGTATTAATTGGTGTAGTGGTGTCTTTAGTGCGTTTTTCGTGCGTTAATGGTGCGTTTTCTGTGCGTTCGGCATCCTGATAATGTGCATAATTACAGATGGTTACATGCGTTTTCCCTGCGTTAGTTTCCAACGCTATCATTTCCTCGTTTTTTAGGGTTTTTAGGAAGGTGCGAACGCGGGTGTCTGACTTCCATTTCCATGCATTTTGAAGCTCACGTAGAGTGCAAAAGAACGATCCAACAGGCACAGAAATCATCTGATTGCCGATACGGTGTTTCGTTTCTTTCCATGCGGCGCGACTGATCAACCACAGCCATGCCTCGCGCTCTGACATCGGTTCAGCCGCAAATAACTCGTGATCAAATATGGATGTTTGAACCCGAATCCACCGGCTCATTTCTTGCCATCCAATGACCCGAAACGAGCCTTCTTACGGGTTTCATGGCTGCGCAGGATATGGATCATGCTCAGGACTTTGGCTTCGGGCAGGCCGATGCGTTTGGCGATCTGGAGCGTGTCTTGGCCGCGACGGAAGAGCTGGAGAACGGTCATAGCTCTGCCTCCAATTCCCGGCGGGTCCGGCGAACTGGCTTAGGCTTCATACGAGCTTTGACAGTGACAATGATCCCATCGCAGATGATCGCAATGAAGTCGTCAGCACGGATACGGTTGAAGCCCTGACGGCAAGCGCTTTCTACGGTCGGTGTAAGGATCAGCGCGCGCACCTGTTCAATTGTGAGGCCAGCAGCTTCACAGAACATTGCAGCGCGATCATATGGACGAGTACCAGCCGGAGGATAGCAATTGACGCCGAGGATACGGTGACAATAGCGCTCACAAGCGTGAAAGGTGACGCGGTTTGCGATGATCATCGTTTCGCCTCCACATTCCGCCAGTCGGAACCGGATTCGATGATGCGCATGACGGCTTGATCAAACAGGTCAGCAAAGGCGGCTTCGCTCATGCGGCCTCCTTCACGGCAGGGCCGATAAAGCGCGGGCCGTCAATGTGCTGGTTGTGAAACCTCATCCAAGCCGCGTTGTCTTTGCCTGTATGTTTGGAACCTTCGATCCACTTCACTCGGCCAACAGACACGATGTGCGAGCAATTCTTGATGAAGGGAGCGGCTTGCTTTGTGTGTATCCAATCAGCGTCAAAAAGCAGCCAGGTTGGAGCAATCCTCTGGAAAAGCGTTATCATCGCGTGGAGAATGTCGCGCTGCCATGGACAATTTGAAATGATAGCGTCGAACACAGCATCCTGTTCAAAGCGATGCGTGAGCGCGTCATATCCATAAGAAATGTCGCCTTCATAAGCGCAGACGAGACCGTGCTTTTGTAGATGACCGACAAGAGCGCCATCACCGGCACAAGGCTCTGCGAATGTGCTGACACCATGCAGATGCGGGATCAGTGGGAGGACAGCCGAATAAGGCGTTTCATAGAAGTCGCGTTCACGGCGCACGAAATTTGATCTCTTGCCCATTATGCAGCCCTCCCGACGACTTTCGCCATACGAACAGCAGACTGTTCAGATGGTGTACCTCTGCCGATTGAGCGTCTGTAATGCTCTTCGCAGTAAGGCTTTTCGGCCATGGATTTGCAGCCGCAAAACAGGAACACGCCACCGGTGGGCACATCATTAACCGGCCATTTGCAGCCGCCTGCAGGAATGTTGTGCAGTTCAACGCGCAAGGAATTGGCATCGAAAAGAACCGCGGCTGTTTCTGGTGTGATCACTGTCGGTTCGACGGTCACAGGCTTAACGGCTTTGGGCTTCTTATGAGCGAGTTTTGCAGGAGCAAGGCCGCGTGTCCTACGTGCTTTAGCCGCTGCATCTGGATTGCCGCCGGGAACGCGGTCGAACCCGATTTCACGCAGATCAGCCCGGCGATGAACCAGACCAATGACAGCGTTACGAGAGACGCCCTCGAATTTATCGGCAATCTCACTCGCAGAAAATCCGTCTCGGAGCATCTGACTGATTTGAGGAATATGGCCCTCGTGCCAAACAGCAGTCATTGAAAACCTCGTAAATCGAATTGGCACAACGCCGCGAACGGCGTTCGGCAAAGTCGATCAGGCTGTTGGAGCCTGAACACCTTCCAGAGTTTCGAGAGTGACGATCAAACCGGGCTTATCGCCGTAGAACTTGCTGACCGTTGTCACAGCGCACTGAGCATCATCGACAAAGGCGATCTTGTTCATGCTGTCTTTGATGATCTTCGCGATGTTATCGCCGTCTGGCTTGGTGGATTTCCAAGCACCGTCAGGAGCAGCAAGGCGTTTTTTCGTGACCGTTTTCGGCCATGGATAGATTGCGGAGATCGTGAGGCGAACCGGCCCTTCAAATAAAGGCCGGTCGCTCATTGCCTGCGAACAGAAGTCACGGATCACGCCCATGTAATTGCGCTGTTTCCCCGGCGTGAATTGAACCTTGCCGTGTTTGCCAGCACGCGCCCACGGAACTACATCACCCGGAACATGGAACGTGATCCGATCCATTAGGACATACCCAACGCATCGCAGTACATTTGCAGCATGGCTTCTTCTTCCTGCCGCTCGTGATCTTCCTTCTTGCGAAGGCGGATAATGGTGCGGACAACCTTGCTGTCGAAACCGCTGCCTTTCAGTTCTGCGTAGACTTCAGAAATATCGTCGCCAATCGTCTTCTTTTCTTCTTCGAGACGCTCAATGCGCTCGATGAATGCACGAAGCTGACCAACTGCAATTGTCTGGGCTTCACTGGTAATATCGTCGCTCATTTCTTGTTTGCTCCATCGCTGTTGAGAATGTCTTGCCGCACGCGCTGTTTTGCTTTGAGCAGCATTTTTTCATTGAAGGTGGTGAGTTTCCCGGTGAGCCAGATCAGGCAAACCGTGATTGCGTTTCTGATCATTTTGCGAACTCCGCCTTGAGGGATGCGAGTTGTTCGGACTGCCATTTCATCCGCTGTTCGAGTTCTGCGATGTGAACGCCACGTTCGAAGTCGCGCCACCAACGAGTGTCAGCGCCTTCCATGATGGACTGCATCAATTCGAAGCCAACATCGGAACGGAGAAGATTGATAAGCGCGTCGGCTCCGGGTTCTGTACGGCCTTCGAGCCACAGTTCAGCGGCTCGTTGAGAGATTTCAGCGCGACTTGAGAGATTGATTGCAGTTTTGGCAGGCCAGAGCCTACGAGCCATGTTGCAAACCGCGTCCACACAGCGAATCCGCTTTCGGTTCTTAGCGAATCCAGACCCAGCAAAAAGAGGCAATGATGCAGACATCAGATAGCTGCCATTTCTGGCTGGCTACCAACCGAAGGATTATAAGGTGCATCAAATAAGTCAGGACGGATTAGCCATTTTGGAACAGCGCCCCGTGAGGCGTTGTGAATTGCAGCGGCCAACTCAGGCGCAGGATCGTTGTCACGATTAAGCGCTCGCGAAATTGTTTGCTGTGAAAAGCATCCAATCGCTTTGGCAAGTTTCTGCTGCGAACCGAAAAACTCGATAGCCGCAGCCATTCCGGGGTGTTGATCTCTCGTGCTCATATACTCGTTTTAACTCAATTTCGAGTAACATGCAATCGAGTTGGATTAATTACCCGCAAACGAGTAGAAAATAAGTTATGGACAAGACATTCGGACAAACTGTGCGGGATGAACGTGAACGGCGCGGCCTTAGTCAGGCTGATCTGGCGGCACTCGCTAACACAACGCAACAATCTATTGACCGTATTGAGAGGGATGCCGTCAAACGCTCTCGCTCAATGATAGAAGTTGCTGTAGCATTAGGGCTAACTCTGCCTGCAAAGGTCGAGGGTGCAAATGCAGTAGTTGGTAGCGTAGTGGGTTTGGACGGGGGTCAGCGTATGCCTCTTTATGGTCATGCAGTCGGCGGCAAGCACGGTGAGTTTGTGCTTAACGGCAACAAGATTGATGACATTCTAGCGCCTCCAATGCTTCGGGGAATCCGTGAAGCTTATGGTGTCTATGTAGTTGGCGAGAGCATGGAGCCGCGGTATTTCTCGGGAGAAGTGCTGTATATCAATCCGCGCGTCCCTATCCGGAGGGGTGACTTTGTGGTTGCTCAGATCGCGCATGATGAACACACGCCACCGCTCGCTTACGTCAAACGCTTTGTCTCAAATGGCGAGACGTTAAAGCTGGAGCAGTTCAACCCTCACGAAGTCCTTGAATTTGACGCGTCTGACGTTGTTTCAATCCATAAAGTGGTGATGGCGGGTGAAGGCTGATCGCTTAAACCGCAAAAAACTCACTGTTGTTTTTATGGCGCCAATATTCATCGCAATGTTTATTGGGTCGGGTCTTTATTCCACGATAATGCGCATTCCCGATATGTGGGCTGCTGAACGATGGAACCACGCAGAATATATTGTGGCTAAATCTCACGGGAAAACCGTCGAGCAGTACCGCAGCGAGCAATATGATCGTTGGCGCGTTCGGCACGATAAGTGCTTAAAAGAAGCTCGAGAGAAACGTTCACATCCCGATCTCTATACCGACCAAGAACGGGAAAAATATGCCAAGATTGAATGCTACTTTTTCCCGACTGTGACGGCGATACCGAAAGATGATTTCCGCTCATACGCTTCCGGGCTGGTCGTATTGCTTCCAACTTTCAGCACAATTATGATTTTTCTCATTGCATCAGCATTGCTGTCAGCGCTGATTGTGTATGTTTTACCGTGGCTTGTGGTGGCGTTACCGAAACGCCTCTGGAATTGGCTACACAATTAACTCGAAAACGAGTTGACAATATAACTCAATAACGAGTAATGTTCTCTCACAAGGAGGGCATTACCCATGCTCAAATCTCACATCAAAGACAAGTACACGCGCATCTTGCTCGAAACCCATGACGGGGCAGGGCAGATCGAAATGGTTGACGCCTGTGTTGTAATTGGCGCGACCGACAAGGACATCATCAAGGCCGCTGACGGCTACGAGACGCACGGTATTGTTCGCTTTGATGTGCGGACCATGCGCGGCTCAGACATTACCGAAGATGTCGCCAAATCCTACGAAGGCCCGTTCAACGACGATGCGCCACAGTGGATTCAATCACTCCCAAACTTTCACCTGATCGCTGCTGAAGAAGCCGACGACGACCGCACCTATCGTGCGCATGTCCGCTCGTTCTCCAGCCCGTCGATTTACCTGTGAGGTGATGGAATGGCCAAAACGCTCAACATTTCAGGTCACACCCGCCGCGCAACGCTGGAAGCTGAACAGGCAGCACAGCGCAAAGAGGAAATGACGCAAGCCGTATGGACCGGCGTTCTGGTCCGCGATGTTGCTTTCGCACTTGCCGCCGATTTTCCGGGCGAGGTGCGCCATGGATGACATCCTCTTCGATCTTTTCTCGTTCGTGACAGTCGTCACATTCGTTTCCGTATTCGCAGTTTGGGCGGAGTATTTTTCATGATGGAAATCTCCGTTCACCGCGTCACGAAGATTGAGCTTGTCAGTAAAAATGACAGGAACAGCAACTGCCGCACCATCCGCATCGTGGCGGACGATGGTGAGCATGAACTGACGCTTTTTGGCGCAACTCATGCTGTGGATGGTCTGCCACGCTCCGAAGATTTTACTGATTTCACAAAGGCCAGAGGTGACGCCAATGGCTGATACACAAACCACACAGTCAGCTTTCGAGAATGAAGTCGAGTTTCTGGAGTGGGCTTATCAAACTCTCGGAGAAATCAATCCTTCGAACTACAACCATGATGACGTGTGCGAGCTTAACGACAAGTCTGTTGAGGTCATTCTCGCAATAGGCGTTCGGTTGAAGTCGTTTGGATTTTCTCCAGAAGGGCAGACCAATGGCTAAAACGAATGTATTTTTGTGCGGCTGTTGCAAGCAAGGCTTCAATTCAGAGCGAGCCGTCACTGACCACATAAAGGCCAGTCATAAAGGTAAGGCAACGCGGATTTACAGAACCGTCAAGCTGATTGACTTGCGCGACCAGTGCGAGCGCGAGCCAAGTATGGCTGAACTCACCATAGAAGCAGAAATAAACAAGAACATGGGCCTGCCTTATGAGGCGTGGCTTTTAGGGGAGTGATTATGGCTGACATTTTCACCTTCGATGGCAAACCGATCAGCAAGCCCGGCCTGTATATCTCGTCTGAAGCTGATTATCACGCGGATCGTCTTTGCCCGACGCCGAGCCTGTCACGTTCGATTGGTCAAAAGTTGCTGGATGAATCCGCACGTCACGCATGGACGGCTCACCCACGACTGAACACCGCCACGAAACCAGAAGAAGCACCACAGAAACGTGCTGAAATCGGATCGGCTGCACATGCGCTGTTACTCAGCCAGCCGACCAAAATAGAAATGATTGACGCGCCGACCTATCAGACCAACGAGGCAAAGCGCCGGCGGATTGAAGCGCACAAGACTGGCGTTATCCCACTGTTGAAAGAAGACTACAAACTTCTGATGGACATGATGAATGTCGCTAAGCGCGAACTGTCGGTTCATGAGGAATCCGTTGTCCGAGCCTTGGTGACGGGTGAGCAGATCGGTGAATATTACAACGAAATCACCGCTTGCTGGCAGGATGTTGTTGGCGGTCACTGGTGCCGTGCGCGTATCGACAGGCTTGTGATCGAGCCAAAGCGCATCACCGTGATCGATTACAAGACCACGGAAATGTCAGCGGCACCGGATTCCGTTCAAAAGGCGATCTACAACAACGATTATGAGCTGCAAGACGGCTTCTATCGTCGTGGAATCCGTCAGTTGTTCCCTGAGATCGACCGGCACGAGATCGCGCTCGACTTCCTGTTTGTTGTCCAGGAGCAGAAGCCGCCGCACGAAATTACCGTCGCGCGTCTCGATGTTCCGGGCCGTCAGATAGGTGAGAAAAAAGCCAGTGCTGCAATCAGGCTCTGGGATCATCACATCACAACGAACGAATGGCCCGGTTATCCGAGCCAGACAAAGACCGCCGAAATGCCAGCGTGGACAGAAACCCGTTGGCTTGCTCGCGAGATCGAAGACGAACGCCTGCAAAATCTGCCGTTCGATCCGATGAACCCATTTGAAGAAGTGCCATACCGGCCAAAGCCGATAGCGCTTCCTTGCTGAGGACGCCATGACCAATTTTGAATTCACTGATGCTGTACGCGATGACACCAGCCTGCTTATTGCTATTGCGGGTGCGTCAGGCAGCGGCAAGACATACAGCGCCCTGAAGCTTGCAACTGGCTTGGCTCAGGGTGAACCGATCTACGGCATTGATACCGAAGCCAAGCGCATGCTGCATTATGCGAGCGAGTTCAATTTCAAGCATCTCGACATGCGCCCACCGTTTACGCCTGAAGCATTCATGCAGGCGATCCAGACCGCAGAGCGTGCAGGGGCGAAAGTGATCATCGTCGACTCGATGTCGGACGAATATGAAGGCGTCGGCGGACTGCAGGAAATGCACGATGATGAAGTCGCACGTCTTGCTCGTAAGCCGTACGACAAATTGGAAGGCTATGAGGTCGATAAGTACAACGCGCCGGGCTGGAAGATTCCGAAGACCCGCCATAAAACCCGGCTCATTTCCCCACTTCGTCAGGTCCGCTGTTACGTGATCTTCTGCATGCGTGCCGAGGAAAAGATCAAGTTCGTCAAGGTAAAGGACGAACGCACAGGCCGCGAGAAGAACGCCATCGAACAAGCTGGCTGGACTCCGGTCTGCGAGAAGCGGTTCATGTATGACATGACGATGAGTTTCACCGTCACCCCGGAAAATCCCGGCGTACCGCTCATCAAAGACGGTCAGGCTGTTTATGGAAAGCTCCAAACGCAGCATCTCGCGTTCTTCCCTGAAGGCAAGAAAGTTACAGAAGACGCAGGCCGTCAGCTTCGTGCATGGGCGCGCGGTGAAACTGCACAATCATCGAATGCAACCTCGCGGAATGCCTCTCCCGCGAGCGCATCGGACGCCGGGGAAACCCCGCCCTCAAACCCATCCCCGGCGTCCGTATCTAATCAGGTCCTACTTGTCGCGTATCACCAGTTGCTCGACGAGACGCAGAACCGTGACGATCTGGTCAAGGCACACACCGAATACAGGCCGAAATTTGAAGGGCGTGACGAGCCTGTGCAAACCGCAGCAAAGTACATTTTTGGCGCACATCAGGACCGCATCATCAAGGGCATGGAAATGCCGGACATCTACGAAGCAATTGAAAAGGTGCCGCTATGACGGATCGCCGGAACAATTGCGACTTAGGGATCAACTGCCTCTGTGATCGTGATGGTGAGCCGTATTGCGCTCATCAATACCGCCAGCCGGAGCGCATCAGTTTCGCTCTTGCCCTCACCATTTTCGCGATCAGCTGTGGACTCGTCGTTGTGCCGCTCGCTGTCGTCGCATTCCGCTACTTCGGAGGCTTGCGCCCATGACCATCCCAGATGAAGCACAGTTTGATCCAAACTGCCCGTTTGACGCGATAGCAGAAGCAACACGGCAGAGTGTTGGAATGGTTGTGTTTGATGCCTTCACAAGTGACCAATCAAATGACTTACCGACGATTGAACGCCGAAGAGCGATCATGGCAGGAGCACTGGTCGGGGTTATAGGAACATACCTCGTTATGTTCGATGGGGTGTCAGAAAGCGACATCATCCAGATGCTGACGCTCGACATTAATCAAGCACTTGCGAACGCCCTTGTCGTAGCAAAACAGGCTTGTGAAAAAGGATCAGTCCAATGACCCCGGCCATCCCAGATGAAGCAGTACAGGCTATGCCAGAGCGCATTTATGCCAAGACGCACGGAGCAAGCACCGATGTTATCAGCGGTCAGCGCGGGTTGATTGGTGGCTGGAATGAACACAAGCGAGACGGACAGACAGAGTTTGTCCGCGCCGATCTTGCCGCCCCATTCCTGCAAGGGGTGAAGCAAGAGCCTATCGGTTATTTGTTTCAACATGAAGAAACCGGGCTGACACAAGTTGTTGAGGTGCAGCAAGTCGAGTGGGGATTTGAAAAGAACAATCCTCGCTGGAAGAAAATCAGCCCTGTGTATTCCGCTCCCGTTTCGAGCCCATCCCCGCGTGCGCAGGCGTTGGAGGAAGCGGCGAAGATTGCCTTCGATGTTTCCGAGAATGGTCACTACTACGGCGAAGCATCTGTAGACAGCACAAGCTCAATCTATCAGCAGGGCGCATTTGAGGTTTACGAGGCTCTCCGCGCCCTGTCGTCTCAGCCTGTAGCGGCCCAATTACCGCAGGACGTTATTAATCTAGTCATCGCAGCGCGTGAGGCTTGGGACACTTGGCAATTACCAGAAGAAGAATTTAAGAGGCTTGATACGGCACTTGAAGCCTTTGCCAGCCGCGTTCCTTACGAGAATGAGCCAGAAGCCCTCCCAGCCTCACCGGGAGCGTCGGAATGATCAAGTTGACGAAACCTCAAGAGAGGATGCTTCGGGAGATTGTTGCCACGAATGGGGGCGGCATATCCGGTTTTATCCTGAGCGAAAGAGTGATGCGCGCCCTCGAAAGCAAGGGTCTAATTCAAGGAAAACTAAACGCTTCACATCGAGCCGTTCACACTCGAATTGGCCTTGAATGGGTTCGCAATAACCCTACCCGCCCGACAGGAGGCAGCGATGTCTGATCGGATCACACAGAAGTATTTGCGACTCTGGCCTGACAGCAAATGCTCTAAGTCATGGGCTGGTCGTTTGGTTCATATTCAGACCGAGAATGGCGTTTGGCGCACCAATGGAAAAGGATACACATACGCCGGGAAAGATGACGCATGGGTTTTGCCGTTCGAGGATGCCCAGAAAGAGGTTTCACATTGCGGGCCTGAAAAGCAGGCCACTTTTATCGCAGTCACCCGCCCCGCCGCGCCGGTCGAGGGGTTGGAGACGGTGGAAGCACAGGTGCTAAAGGATGGTGTTTGGCAAACCGTTCAACCGGGAGGATCGCTTTACGGACTTCGACCAACGCGAGGTCTAGTGCCACGTCCGCAGGCCGAGGCCATCATTGCGGCGAAGGATGCGGAAATCAAGCAACTCAAAGCTGATCTTCAAACCCATATCGACGGAACAACCGCTCTGGTGGATGAAAAGATCGACGCTGAATTTAAAGCAGTTGACCTTGCAAAAGACAACGCGGCGCTGACTGCGCGGGTTAAGGAGTTGGAAGCCGAGTGCAATGAACTCGTAAGAACCTCAAATGAAGTCATCGGGCAGCGTGATCATGCGCTGAACCTGTGCGCACAAATGGAAGAGGACAAAGAAGCCCTCGAAACCCAACTCGCGTCGGCTCGGAAGGCGTTGAAATCTATTGCAGACGCTCCTGCATGGGGGTTTCCTGAAAAGTGGGAGACAACACCGGCAGAAGTTCGCCAGCTTGCCCGCGCCGCCTTGGAGGGTAAGCCATGACCCTCATTGACAGACTATCCAAGCTGGGCGCGCCGGACAGGGAAGTGGATGCGCGCATTTGGTGTGAAGTGAACGGTGTTGTGTATCTCGACCATTACCCACTGATGCATGAAACACAGGTGTTCTACAAAGAAAAGGGCAGGAGGAAAGAACAAGTCAGCGGTGACGATATCCCTCACGCTGCACTTTACACCACCTCTGTAGACGCGGCTATCGCGCTGGCTGAGAGGGTATTGCCGGGGTGGAATGGCGATCTCGATATCGGAAAACCGATAGCTGACAGCGGCAAAATGGGATGTCGAATTTGGACGCCTGAAAGCAAGTATCACAACTATGTCGGAGAAGGCTTCAATTCAGCAACCGCGTTGCTGATCGCCATCTTGCGCGCAAAGGAGGCCAGCTATGGTCAGTAAAGTCGCGCAAATCCGTGAGGAAATGAGGTTCGCGCAAGATTTGGCAAAGGGCCAAATACTTTTCGTAGCAATCCCTGTTCTCAATGAAGAAGATCACAAAAAGCTTCAACTGTTGCAGGCGTCAAGAGCGTTGCAGATGCATCGGGAAGCCAGCCAACTAGGGGAGCAGAGCGAATGAAGGAGGTTTTGTGGCGATTGAAATTCGTCCAGCTTATGAAACCGCACCAGCCGTTTGTTCCTTTGCGTGAACTCTGGGATTGGTCTTTGCATTGGATAGAACGGTCTGACACGCCAGAAAATGCAATCCGCATGTTCTTCGGTCGCCAAGCCATGAAAGGCGGTGAGTGATGTCACCTCCCGCCCCATGGGTTTTTGGAAAGCCCGGTTTGCCTCGTGCAGATGTTGGAATACAGCAGTTGCAGGCGTTTGCCGTTACAGACCGAGCATTTCAGCTTGGGGGCAAGGTCATTCAACATCGCACCGTGTTCCGAGCCGAGCTTATCCGCCAGCGCCTGAATATCCAGTTCAGTGTATCGCCCGCACGTATGACAGTGCGCCGTGATGGTCTCACCGCATCGCAGGCAATCGCCCAATGTCGCGTTCGTGCTGAATGTTCCCATGACAGCCTCCAAGGCTGGCTGTCTTATACCGTGAACGAAACGGAAACAAATCACAAAGGAGTTGCGCTCGAAAACACTCGTTCATCAACAACGTGAATAGGTGCTTCATGAGCATCCAGCTTTTTATTGCAGATACCGAGATCGCTCGCCGTCTCGGACTTACAGCCCAAGAGTTCAAAACAAAATCGCCAGTTCTCGAACGAAGCGGTTTTCCAAAACAAGACCCGCAATTCAAAGATCGACGTTACTGGCCAGCGGTGAAAGCATTTCTAGACCGCCGGTATGGACTCGATGCAGGATCAACCCCGTCCAACCAACCAGAAGGAGAAGAGAATTGGACTTGAAAGCGCCCGGTCTGAAAACCAGACCGAACAAGAGCGGACCACCCTCATATTATTGGGTGGCCGCCAATGTGACGAAGAAGGCAAAGGGGTTTCCGATGCCGACGCAGCGTCTCCACGGCACACCGGAGGAAATTCTCTTCCGGTGCGGCCAACTCACAGCCGAGCTTTATGAGTGGATGAACGGACAGGAAGCCAAGCCGGAATATGACGGCAGTTTGAAATCCCTCATCGAGTTCTATCGTTTTACCGAAGAAAGCCCATATCACGCGATCAAACACAACACCCGCGCAATGTACGATGAAAGCCTCGATCTACTGATCAAGACAGTCGGCGGGCGCAAACTCGCATCATTGTCCGGCCTCGACTTCAATCGTTGGTATGCGAAGCTGAAAGAACCAGCCGAACACACCGAGAAGGAACTCGCGGCGGCCAAGGAGGCAGGGATCAAACCTGAACCCAAGCCAGAGCGCATGCGCAGAGCGTACAAAGCAGTGCAAGTGCTTCGGATTGTCGTCAAGTTCGGTGTGGTCGCAAATCTCAGCGATTGCGTCAGACTGGCCACCATCCTGCAGAACATGCGGTTTGCCTCACCACCAGCACGCACACAGCAGATCACTTTCGAACAGGTGCAGGCGATCTGCACGGAAGCGCTTAAGCAGGGCAGGGTTTCTATTGCTATCGCGCAAGCTTTGCAGTTCGAGCTGACATTGCGTCAGGTCGATGTGATTGGTCTGTGGGAGCCATTGGCAAAAGGTGATGAAGGGAAGGGGATTATCTCAGCCCGTCGCCGCTGGACTGGCGGTCTCTTATGGAGCCATATCGATTCCAAAGGCGTCTTGAAGAAGATCACGACAAAGACTGGCCAAATCGCTGAACACGACACGACGGCTTATCCGTTTTTGCGGACGCTGCTTGATGCTGTTCCAATGGAAAAGCGGATCGGACCAATCATCATCGATGAGCAATCCGGGCTGCCTTACCGTGATCGTCAGCGTTATGCGAAGGTCTGGCGCAAGATTGCAGAATCGTGCGGCGTGCCTAAAGAAGTATGGAACCGTGATAGTCGTGCCGGTGGTGTGACTGAAGGCTCTGATGCCGGTGCAAATATCGAACATCTTCGCCATCACGCGAACCATTCGAACATTGCCACGACGGGGAAATATAACCGTAACACTCTGGAGAAAACGCGCCGAGTTGCAGAGCTGCGCGTTGCTCATCGTACTACTGCAGAACACGACAAGAACTAAGTTTCAGAACGCTGTCAGAACGGCAGCAGAACGACCCCAGAGGGGTTATCCTTTAAGCCGCTGAATATCTTATAGAAAAATGGCGCACCCGAAAGGATTCGAACCTCTGACCCCCAGATTCGTAGTCTGGTGCTCTATCCAGCTGAGCTACGGGTGCTTGCCTTGTGTGCCGCTCGCTGCGGCGATGGGCGGTTGATAATCGGACAGATCGCTAAATGCAAGCGTCTTCTTAGAAAAAAATGTGGTTCTGTGAAGATTTCTTGTCAGGTCCCGCATTTCCGGGCTTTTCGGTCGCAAGCTGGTGCAACGGCAGATTGCCTAGGCGGTTTCTTCGGTGCGCTGGTTGTTGCGGTCCTCGCGTTGCATCGGCAAATCAGGGATGCGAATCTCGAAATGCGCTCCAACGGGACGGTCTTCACGAAGCTCGATTGTTCCACCATGTGCGCGGATCAGTTCTTGCGCGATGGCCAGTCCGAGGCCAGTACCGTCACTGCGCGTCGATCCCTTGAAAGCCGTGAAAAGATTGTCACGTGCCTTTTGCGGCAGACCGGGACCGGTATCCTCGACGCCGATGATCGCAGTTGTCCCGATTCTTCCGGCAGAAATCGTCAATCGCTTCACGGTCGCGACATCATTGGTCTGGTCACGCTCCATCGCCTGAACGGAATTGCGGCACAGATTGCTCAGGACGCGGAATAGCTGTTCCGAATCGACATTCAGCTCGAAGTCCTCCGGTACGAGATTCTCGAACTCGATGCTGTTCTCTGAATTGGGGCTCAAGGTTTCCCGTACGTCCGAGATAATTGTGTGCAGGAGGACCCGGCGCGGGCGCGGTGGCGCTTCTTGCGAGCGGCCATAGGCCATGACGCTTTCGGAATAGCTGATCGCGCGGCTGAGAGTACGAATGAGCTTGGGCGCAAACCGCTGCACCATCGGGTCTTCGGTATCCGCAAGCCTGTCCGACATCAATTGCGCGGAAGCCAGAATATTGCGCATGTCATGGTTGATTTTGGAAACGGCCAGACCGAGATCGGCCAGATGTTTCTGTTCCTTGAGCGTTCGCTGAAGGTCGCTTTGAATATGGGATATCTGGCGCTGGGCAACGCCGAACTCATCCTTGCGGTTTTCGGGCACGAGGATAAGCGCGGGATTGTCCGGGGATGAGGCGAAATCGATCATGTTGCGATGCATGATACGCACTGGCCGCAGAAGCATTTCGTGAATGATCAGATAGATCAGGCTTGCCGCGATCACGGAAATGATGAGCGAGATAAAAGTCACGTTGCGCGCATAGATGAGCATGGCATGGCGAAGCGGCGCGTCCGAAGTCACGATTTCAATGATACGATCCGGAGAGCCGTTCGGTGAAACGGAACCGTAGATTCGCAGTGTTCTGTCTCCACCGTTGAACAGTGTTCCGAATGCGTCCCATATCGCAGCCGCTTCGCTGATATTGTTAAGATCGATAACCTGATCGATCTTGCCGGGAACTTCCGACATGGCAAGCAGACGCGAGGCACCGGCTTCACGCATGGCGATAGCCTTGGTACCGGTCGCCAGAAGGACCTTGTCCTGAACGTCGCGCGGCACGTCCATGTTGCCACCAGCGGCAAGAACCTCGCTGACAGCGCCCACGGTATCGAGTCGCGAGCTCATCCAGCGCACGCGCATATTGGCTACGGACGGTACAAAGATCAGAACTTCGGTAATTAGCACGGCAAGGGCGGTCAGCAGCAGCAGCTTGCTTGAAAGCCGGTTACGCCAGGGTAGCCTTGTAAATTGCGTTGGAGAGAGCCGTTCAACGGTCGCAGTCTGAGAGGCCGCTTCGGGGGAAGGGGCGCCCGTATCTGTGGTTTTTTCAACAACCGCCATAGCCTGCTTCCAATTCGAGGCGAACCGGCCCAATTGCCGCGGTGCCTCAACCGGTGTGCCGTCGAAACGCAATTCATAAAGGTAGCCTCCTATATATGGAGCCGACCGATAAATCCAACAGCCTTTGTTCAATCGGTTAAGAACGCATTCGTTTATGCGAACTTGCAGCGTAGCATTACCGAAATTTAACTCGACGCCTTAAGATCGTGTGTGCAAAGTCTTGGGCGGAAAAATCCATGCATCCTCATGGGATGCGTGATTTGCGCAATGTGAAGGCAATCATCATTCTGATACTATTTGCTGGCATTTTCCGCGTCCGACATAATGGTTTCGAATACGAGGTCCGTCAGGGTGACGGTAAACCTTGCCGGAGAGCTGAATGAAATCCTGGAAGCAGATTGCCTTGTGCCTGCTCATAGCTGCAGTCGCCGTTGGCAGCTGGTATGCATATAAGAACAAGACCGATGTGGTGAAAGCCGCAGCAACAGGCGGAGAAGCGCCCAAAAGCGGCGGCGGACGATCTGCGCCGCTCGTTGTTGTCGAGGCTGCTGGCGAAGAGACAATCAACAACCGTTTGACGGCTATCGGTTCGGCACGGGCTCTCAGCACCGTGTCGATAACGCCATATTCCAGCGGTTACATGACGAAGCTCTACGTCAAGGCTGGCGACGGCGTGAAGGAGGGTGACCCGGTTGCGGAGCTCGATGCCGAGACGGAGAAGATCGCTGTCGCGAAAGCCCAGACCGCGCTGAAGGATGCGCAGACAACCCGCCAGCGCATCGCAAAATTGCGGGCGACGAACACGGCAACGGAAGTCCAGGTGGTCGAAACTGAACTGGCAGTCGCCAATGCACAGCTCGTTTTGCAGGACGCTCAGCTCGCATTGAGCCGCCGCACGGTTCGCGCGCCAATCACCGGTATTGTCGGTATCCTTCCTGTCAATGTGGGTAACTACGTTACCGCGCAGACCTCTATCGGACGCATCGACGACCGGTCGAAAGTGCTGATCGATATATGGGTGCCGGAGCGTTTTGCGCCGCAAATCAAGGTTGGCCAGCCGTTGACTGCGGAATCGACAGCTTTCCCCGGAGAGACCTATAGCGGCGAGATCAACGCGGTTGACAACATGCTGGATGAGGCCAGCCGCACGCTGCATGTTCGTGCAGAAGTGCCGAATACGCAGGATCGCCTGCGCGCAGGCATGTCGTTCTCCGTCACAGTTCTGTTTCCGGGGGATCGCTATCCTTCGGTCGATCCGCTTGCCATTCAGTGGGGAGCGGACGGTTCCTATGTCTGGCGCGTTGAAAACGGTGTCGCCAAGAAAATTGACGCTCGTATCGTTCAGCGCAATTCAACCAACATTCTGATCGATGGCCCGGTGAAGCAGGGCGACATGATCGTTACGCAGGGCGTTCAAACCGTGCGGGACGATGCGCCCGTACGCGTAAAGGACGAGCAGGGCACAGCACTCGCCGATCCTGCCTCGGTAAAACCTGCTGCAGGATGAGGGTAAACGCGTGACAAGTCACAACTCCCCATCCGGTAACGGCGGATCGACGGCACTTTTCATCCGTCGCCCGGTGTTTGCTTTCGTCATCAATGTTCTGATTGTCGTCGCAGGTCTTGCAGCCTTCACGGGCGTCGATATTCGCGAACTGCCGGACGTTGACCGTCCTGTCGTAACAATCAGCACGGATTTCAGTGGAGCATCCGCTGAAACCATTGACCGTCAGTTAACCCAGGTTCTCGAAAACGCTGTCGCGCGTGTTTCGGGCGTGAAGTCTATTTCTTCGACATCGTCGTTTGAACGCAGCCGTGTCACGGTGGAGTTTAACGACGGTGTGGACCTCAACGTTGCAGCCGCCGATATGCGCGACGCGATTTCCCGTGTCGCCAATGACGTGCCGGAAGAGGCAGATCCGTCACGTATCATCAAGGCGGATTCCAATGCCGATCCGGTGATGCGTCTGGCAGTTACGTCCGACACCATGTCGGTCGATGACATGACGGTGCTGGTCGAAGACCAGATACAGGATATCCTGTCCGCGGTTCCGGGTGTTGCTGACGTCCAGATCAACGGTGACCGCGACAAGATTTTCCGTATCGATATCAATCAGGCGCGCCTTGCAAGCTACGGTCTGACCATCGCCGATATAAGCTCGGCGCTGTCCTCCATGGGGCTGGACGCTCCGGCCGGCTCCTTGCGCAGCGCCGATCAGTCCATCGTTGTCCGTGCTACGGCAAATCTGGAAAAGCCCGAGGATTTCGAGAACGTCTACATCAACGGACGCACGCAAATTCGCGATGTCGCAACCGTTACGCTTGGGCCG